CTTCGCCTGTTCGGCCCGCAAGATATCGTTTGCCGTCGCCTTCGCGTTGCTGGCGATCATGTTATAACTGTTGGAAATCTTCGCCCGCATCAAATCGAATTCAGCGGACGACTTGACGCCAAGGTTCTTAAAATTCTGCTCGATGGACAGGCTGGTACTGGTGGCGTCCTTCAGGAGTTGCTTCTGGCTCCTGAGATAACGCGAAGAGTCGAGATCAATTTCAGCGTAGACGGTTCCGATGCTTCTCCCGGTTGCCATTTCAACCACCCTTGATGATGCCGACCATCTTTGAATGGGCCGCCGTCACGGCCGGTCTCATGAACGCCTTCCCGGCATGCTCAACAATGGACGCATAGTAGGCGAGATAGTGCCCGGCATAGACCCGGATATTCCGCTTTCTCATAAGCGGCTTTCCGGACTTGCTCTGCTTTTCCGTGATCCGGATCGATTTCTTGAGCTGCCCGGCGTCCCTGGCTGTCCAGGGCTGGCCCTTGTACGGTCCCCGGACGTAGATCGGACGACTGACCGTTCCCACGGGACACAGGCGCTTTGCCTCGTCGCGGATCGCCTCTGCACACAGCCTGATCCGGTCCATGGCTGCGTTCTCGAATTCCAGGTCAAACTTTTCCGGATTCCAATTTTCAACCCTCATCGTCCAGCCCCTGAAAATGGTGGAAAAGGTTCATGACGCGCTCCAGGCACTCCCGCTGATTCTCGACTCCGTAAAGGTCCATCACGGTCTTGATCGCCGGAATGGACAGGGTACGGATGATCCGGTCTTTCCCCGCCGGAGCCGTGACGATCTGGCCCCGGACCCTCATGTAGACCCTGCCCGCATCGTCGTTCTCGGGGAGTAGGTCTACCTGGCACTCGTCGCATGGCGGATCTTCCGGCGGCGTTCTCTGCCCGTAAATCTCCCGGCAGTCCTCACAGGTGGGCCGGAGTTTTCGGGCCGGTCCTTCCGCCCACTCCGCCCACTCAATCAGTTTTTTTCCAAGGCCTCCGCCCGCTCTTCAATGGCAGCTTTCAGGGCCGCCATGGACTTCTCGTGAAGATCCGCGAACGCCTGAACCCTGGTCATGAGGAGGCACTTATTTTCCTTGGTGACGGGGATCTCGCGCTCGTTGACGTCATAGAGCCCTTCCCATCCGACGATGGACCGATCCCAGACCATCTCATGCCAGAGGTCCCAATCCGTCTCCACCGTCTCAAAGCGCCGAAACTGGCCCTCCAGCTTGGGATATTCGACGGACTTCTTTATGCATGCGTTTGTGATTTCCTTCAGTTCATCCGAGGAGAGGAGGCGGAACTCAACCCGTCCGCCCCCCTCCACGTCGAACCACCCCTGTTCCGTCTTGCCGCTGATGTCGAATTTCGCCATAGGGCACCCCTAAGACACGCGCTCCATCGCCTTTGCGCTGATCTTCCCCGCAAATTCGATGGTTGCCAGCCCGGACTTGCTGAATTTGATGGTGTTGAACTTCGTGAGGATGATTTCCCCGCCCTCCGCCACGCGCCAGAAAACACTCGTGGATTCGTAAAAATAGAGGTTCGTCAGTCCCCCATCCACGGTCGCAAGGGCGTTCAGGGCCACCTGCCCGTTGGTGTCCGCGGGATCGTAATTTCCGGAAAACGCGACCTCTCCGGCGTCATCGATTCCCGCCCTCTTGTACTTCTTCACCGTGTCCCCGAATGCCGTGTCCTCCTGAATGTCGGGGACAAACCCGCTCATGGACCACTCCCCTTGCCCCGCGATGGTGTTGGAGCCGTACATCACCTTTGCCAGTCGTCCGCCGATGCTTGCCATTTGTCAGTCCTCCCGTTAGGTTCGGGGCAATAAAAAACGGACGGCAGTAGAAGTGTAGGCTCCTACAAGCCGTCCGTTCGTTACTCTTGCGTCCGCCCTTGGCCCGTCGGCCTCCGGCAGAACCCCGAATTGTTACGTTGTTAGATGCTTACGCCGCTTCTTCCTTCGGCGCTCCAAAAACCGTTGAGTCGATCCGGGGAGCCCCCGGGAATCGACGGTAAAGCCATTTGAATGAAGCCCGGAAAGTTTCGTCCGGGTGCCAGGTGTTCGGGCGGGTACAGAAATGCTCGCAAAAGGCATCCAGGACCCATGCCGTCCCGCCCTGCTCCCATGCCTGAAGGACGCAAAGCGTACCGTAGAGATCGAAGCCCTTGAGGGTTTCGTCAAACCGGAACCCCTTCCGGAGATTGATGATGATAACCGCCTCGTCAAAGCATGACGCCTGTTGCGGAAATTCGTGTATATCCATCGTCCAGAACTTCAGCGGGGTCCGCATGTCCTGAAACTGCCCACAGAAACGGCCCTGCATGTCCTTCCCGACGACTCCGGCGACAACCCAGGAATCCGGGAGAAGAGCCAACTGGTCATAAAGCTGCTCAAGCCATCCTTGCCGGAAATACATATCCTGGTGCGCCAGCACCGCAACGTCCGCGCCTTCGGCCTCGATGATGCCCAGGAGCTTGTTTAGCCCGCTCGTGGCCGTCGTCGGCTCCTTGATGATATGAACCTTGATCGCCGGATTGACTTCCGACTGCTGAAAGACGTTGGCCAGCCGTAGGGGATCGTTCACCAGGACGCCAAAGGCGACCTTGGGGATGCTCTGCGCCGCTTCCTGGGTGATCCGGATAAAATCGTCAAGCTGCGCCGGAAAACCCGCTATCAACTCGTCATAATCTCCCGGCTGCCCCCCGGGGACGATCACGACCCGGCAACCGCACCGCCGGGCTTCGGATACCAAGGCCGTACAGTCGTCGTAACTGTAGAAAACCTCCTTCGTGTTGAACAGCATCGCCAGGCTCCGCCGGTCCGCCGGCCAGTCCGCCGTGATCTCCACAAGGCCGTCCGTCTCGGGGATCCGGGGAACGTCCTTCCCCTTGCCGACCCAGAAACAGCCGCCGGATCTCGGGAGCCCCACGTCGCAGAAACAGTCCTCGATCACGGGGACCGTGAGGACCGGGACGCCGGAATAGAACCGGGGAGCGTAGGCGAAAACCATCTCCCCGGGGGCATACTCCTTATCCCCGCTCAAAAGTCCGGGATAGTTGAGCACGAGCCGAGCCACCGTCTTTCCGTCCAGGGGATTTCCCGGCACGGTCTCCGGGTAAACCACAATGGCATCCGGAGGAACGGGAGCCGATTTCACACAGCGGGCTTCGAAGCCGCGCTCCACGAGGTGCCGCCGAAGCTCATAAAGAGCGCGGACGCCTGCCGAGTTGTGGCGGTAATCGGGGGCCACGATGTAGTAGGGTCGCTTCATTCCGGCTGCTCCGCGTTGATGCAGACCGCCCTTTCAATGGCCGTCGTGTCCCACTCTTCCCGCGCCTGGGCGGCTTCGTCGGGCGTTCTGAAGCCGTTGGAAATGAACGTCCTGTCATCGCTGCCCATTTCGTCCGCCTCGATCCACCTGACGCCGATCCACTCTTCCCGGGTGATTTCTGACAGCGCCTTTTTCATGATTCGGGCTCCACGGGCTCGAATCGATACTCTTTTGTCTCTGGGGCGGCGAATACACATTTTGCAGAGAATTCGCCTGCCTTTCCCCCGCCGCTTTCGATGGCAAACAAATAGGTTTTCCCGACCTCAAAAGTCATCCCGCGTTCAATTATTTCGCGAAGGATTCTCGACCCAGCGCCGATCGGATCGAACGTCCCGGAGAACGTAACGGGGGGAGACTTCTTTTCTCCGATGGCTTTTTCTATGTCTATCGGCGGAAAGCCCCATCTTCCAATACTTACGATTTCCTTCCCTCCCAGCGTCATCCTTACGTTCTTTGCGGTCTTCATCTTTCCTCCTTATGATTTCTGCAGCAGATACCCGTAGTCCTTCGCCCAATGCTTTACGCCCGATCCGGGAACCGGCGTCATGATTCCCCGCATTGTCTGTATAAAAACATAGCCCGTCACTGTTAAAACCGCGTCGTCCATCAGGTCCGTAAGATGCCCATACATAGTTGCGATTTCCGTCGCGCCTTCCGAGTCGCTGAATAGGGAAAACTGTACCGTGATGTCTTCAAGATCTTCCGTGAACGTGTCCTCCGGGGAGGATGTGACGATGAAATACACCACATAAGGATATGTCGGGTTCTCCGGGGCCTCCTCGAAATAGATCCGGTTGCCGACGTAAGCCGCCAGGGCGGAGCCGGCCAGCTTCGACTTCAGGGCGGTCAGGAAGGCGAGCATCAGAACGTCTCCTTCACGGTCAAATCCAGGTACCGGAGCCCGCTTTCCACTCTCTCGATCGGCGGGCCTATGAGATTCATTTCCCCTTCCTTGATCCGCCAGTCACTCCGGATCCCCGTCCGGTAGCGGATCCGGAAGTTATGGACCGCGTACCCGCTGGTGGCCATGGCCTGTACCGCCTCGTCTGACCTGTGCGTCGTCTTCTTGGCCCAAACCGTTGCCATGTCAGCCCAGGTAACGATTTCTCCGCCGGCGGGGTCTGAAACCCGCGTGGGTGCCTGCAGCGTGATCCTTTTATTCAGGTCGGGCGGATTCATCAAAATTCCCACCGCAATCTGTAGTTACGCAACATGTTTTGAATGGACCTTTCGAGGCCTTGCGCCCCCCGGAAATAGATATCTTGAGCCTGCAACAGAACGGCTGAAATGATGTTTTTCGGGATGCTATCCACTGTTGTCCAGCCGCACGTGAAGCAGACTTTGATCGGATTTGAGGGGTAGAGACTGTCCGTGGGCCAGGACACGCCGTCCGGAAGCACGATGCGCCCGCAGCCCTCGCCGTTCGTCTCCACAATATAGTCCGTGCCAACGGCTAGGGTAGCTTCCGTTCCGTCCACGTTTTTCCAGGTGATGACCGGCTCCGCGCCCGTCCCGTTCTGTAGATTGCCATAAGGAAGTCGAAAAAAGTTCTTTTTCGGCCATGCATCAAGGAAATACTCCCATGTTTGGGTGAGTAGAGCCCGAGAGGTGTATTGCTCCACCTCGATTCTGGCAGACGCCCTGATCACCTCAAGGGCGCTGTCTTCCGCCGTCGTGGCTTCGTTCACAAGGATCGACGTCCCGAACTCACAGGGGGCCACGAGCACCTTTGAGGCGGTGCGGATATACTGTTTCGTCCCGGTGTAGGGGAGCTTATAGTCCGCGT